TCCTCGGGCAGGTCCTACCGCAGATCGGCCCGGCGCTGGAGGGTCTCGCGGGCCTACTTTCGGGTCTGTTTGCGCAGGTGGCCCCCGTGATCAGTGGCCTGCTAACTCAGATCGGCGGCATCGTCGTGGGGACTCTGATCCCGGCGATTGGGCAGCTCATGCCCATCCTCACGACGGTGATCCAGGCCGTCGTCGGGATGCTCGCACCCATGCTCCCCATGATCGGCAGCCTCTTGGGGGCCGTCGCGACGGTGATCGGCTCTATCCTCACCGCTCTCGCGCCCCTGGTCCCGGTGATCATCTCTATCATCGGCACTGTCGTGTCAGCGCTCGCGCCTCTGCTGCCTCAGATCGGCATGCTCCTAGCCGCCGTCGGTGACGCGATCGCGGCGCTCTTGGTCGCGCTGTCGCCGCTGATCACGGTGATCGGGCAGATGCTCGGGCCACTACTGTCCGTCATCATGGCAGCCCTGACCCCGATTATCGACCTCATCGTGATGATTGCATCCGTCCTAGCGTCGGTACTCACCGTCGCGATCCAGGCGGTCGTCCCCATCATCGCGTCGGTCATTGAGATCATGACGTCAGGTATGGCGCTCGTGATGAGCGTCGTCGGCCCTGCGATCACGTGGATAGCCCAGCTGATCACGAGCTGTTTCCAGGCGATCTACAGCGTGACGATGTCTGTCTGGAACACGCTGGTCAGCGTCATCTCGGGTGCGATCAGCGCGACGATTGGCGCGATCAGCGGGTGGGTATCGTCTTCCATGGCCTACGTGCGTAGCCTCGGATCGGGGATATCATCCACGATCAGCGGCGCGATGGGGTCCATGACCTCAGCAATCAGCGGCGGTGTCAACACAGCGGTCTCGTGGATCAGCAGCCTCCCCGGCAAGGCCAAATCAGCGCTTGGCAATCTTGGCAATACGCTGTGGAACGCTGGAAAGTCGCTGATTGATGGGTTTGTCAGTGGCATCAAGAGTGCGTTCGGCTCTGTGCAGTCTGCGCTCGGGTCCCTGACGGGCATGCTGCCCTCGTGGAAGGGACCAGAGGACCTTGACAAGGTCTTACTGATCCCCGCGGGCCGTATGGTGATCGGCGGTTTCGTGCGTGGCCTGGAGTCCCAGTACCCGCGCGTCCGGGCCTCTCTCACGGGTCTAACCCGCGATATCGCTCGCATGGACATGCTCTCACCGGCCGCTGACCTCGCTGTGGCTGGCGGTCCTACCGTCGTCAATCAATACACGATCAACGTCACGGCGGACATGCTGACGCCGTCCGTGGAGGCCGGTCGTACGATTGCTGACGCGCTTGAGCAATATGTAAAGGTGAACGGGCGATGACTGTTTTACACCCTCTCTCCCCGATCCGCCTGACAGAGTTCACGCACTACGCGTCCGTTACCTTCCGTAACGGCGGTTGGGCGTACGTGACCAGTGCGGACAATCTATGCTCGTTCGTACTGGATAACCTCAAGCCCGGCCTGCCCCTGCGGTACTCCATCACAGTGGAGACTGATAGTGATACGTGGATGGTGCTGCGTGCCGGGCGATCCGCCTCTACCGGAGGCGGGCGCACGCACCTAATCCAGGGCACCATGACGTCCGGGACTACGCTCCCCGTAGACCTGTCGGGTGCCCGCTCCGGACTGATCAGGGCCAACTTCTGGTACATCCTAGATGATGAAGTGGGCCTGCGACCCGCCGATAGACTGTCGCTCCAGGCGTACTTCCCTGTACAGGACTCTACCGCTCTCCGGTGGGGCGTCGGACGGTGGGGCACGCGGCGCTGGAATGGCCCGCGTGGCGGGATCGTTTTCGCCTGGGATTTCGCGGCATGGAACACCACTGTATGGGAGGGGGCCAGTCGCGAGGTGGAGGCGTGGCAGGACATCACGTCCCCCTGCACTCAGATCGACGTGACCCGAGGTGTCAAATCTGAGGGTCCCGCCTACCTCGCTCAGGTCGGGACACTGACGGCGACGGCGATCAACGCGCTCGCGCCTCGCGAGACCGGCATGTGTCAGGGGACGCCCGTCCGCCTAGTGTATTGGCCCACACGTCAGGTGATGTTCACAGGCACGGTCACCGACCTAGAGTGCACGCCACACAAGCCCGGCGGGGCGATCCGCTACAAGACAATCATCACCGCGTCTGATATCGTCGCTCAGTTCGCGGCGACCATGCGTTACGGTGCGCGCGGCGCGGGTACGCTCGGCATGGAGTTGTGGAGTGAACGCCTCGCGCGTCTCATGACGGGACGCCCCTACCTACTCAATTACAGTACGCCGAGCGCACCTGTCAAGAATCCCTGGGTCCCCGGCGTCGTCTGGGAGACCAACCTGGCTAAGCACCTGGACGGCCTGTGCTGTTCAGTGCGCGGGGCCTGGCATGTCACACGTGACGGCACAGTCAATGTCTATAGCGAGCTGGGCAATACCCCGTCCATGGTCTTCACCGACGATGCGGACCTATCAAGGGCTTCGACACCGCCCGTCATGTGGTACACAGAGCTTGACGGCGGATGGCGTGCGAAGGATGTCGTCGCTCGCGTCACCCTCGAAAACCACGCCTGTAAAGTCGAAGCGGGCGAATGGCGGGCGGATGACACGTCTGTCTCTCATGACAGTGTGACCGGCTCTGAGGTGTGGGGAGGCACGGAGATTCGCGTCCCAACAACCCGCCGCGAGGCGGACCTGCCCGCGCTGGCAGCCTCATACATCACCAGCCGCGCCCGCGACTGGGTCCCATCCTCATGCACGCTCCGGCCCCGTACGGCACTTGACATCCTCCGATGCGTCGATATGGAGAGCCTACGAGCGGTGACCGTGGAGTACAATGGGGATAGTCATCCCGCGCGCATTACGCGCGTGACGCACAAGCTCACACCCACACAGTGGGTGACCAAGCTCAATTTCGCACCTCGATAGGAGGCAAGTGTGAAGACGTTTGTACCAGGCGAGATTGCCAGGGCAGAAGATGTTAATGCGAACTTTGCCGAAGTGAAGGCCCTCGCTGACAAGTGCCTCAATGGCATCCAGTCCGGGTCTTTCGCTACTGGCTCGTACGCCCCCGGTGAGACCTACGAGGGATCTGTGACGTTCCCACGCGCTTTCAGCGCCGTACCCAACGTCGTGATGAGCGTCGCCTCACAGCGTCTTCGCGTGGCGGTGTACGAAGTGACACAGACTGGGTTTAAGTACTACATGTGGAACGACACATCTGGCCAGTCCGGCGGCGAAAACCGCGCACGCTGGATCGCAACAACGCTCTAGGAAGGGAGATGTCACGTGGGAGAGTTCACCCCGGCCCACTATATCGCTCAGCGCGACACGCCATGCAGAGTCATGGTCATCCATACCATGGAGGCCCCCGAAGGCCCCCAAACCGCTGAAAATGTCGCGAGGTACTTCGCGAGCGGACAAGTGGTAGCGTCTGCGCACATGTGCGTTGATCAGGATTCAGTCGTCTATTGTCTGCCCAGCTCAGCGGTAGCTTTCGCCGCTCCCGGCTGCAATAGCGACGGTTATCAAGTGGAGCACGCCGGGTACGCCCGGCAATCTCCCGAAGAGTGGGGAGACGCGGCGTCCGTCGCCATGCTCCAGCTGTCCGCACAAGCCACGCGCGAAATCGCCGACAGCCTCGGCATCCCGCTGCGTCATCTCACCGATGACGAGCTGGCAGCAGGGATGAGCGGATTCGTGGGACACGATCAGGTGTCACGCGTCTACAAGCGGTCTGACCACACCGACCCAGGCCCCTCTTTTCCCTGGTCCTACTATATGGGCCTCGTGACCGGCGAGTCTGCGCAGCTCGCAATCGACACCACAGAAGGAGAAAATGACATGCAGTTTGTCCGATCAAAGCAAACCAATACGATCTACGCGGTTACGCCTTACACCGTCACGGCCATGACCTCGGCGAAGGTCTGGCAGGATACCGTCAAGGCCTTCGGGCTTTCCGAGGAGTACACCGTCTCTTTGGATGACGGTGACATCGCGGCCATTGCAGCCGACTGCGCAGCGCGCCGTCAGGTCCTCGTCGCCGACATCGTCGCGGCCCTTAAGGCGGGTGAGTGACATGGACACCGCAGCCTTGCTTGCCGGTGCGGGCGCTCTCGCGCCGATCCTGGTCGCTGCGATCACCCGCGCGGGCTGGTCTGCGACCGCGAAGCGCTGGGTTGCCCTCGCCGTCTCGGCGACGCTGACTGGCCTCGTGTGGGCGCTCACGCGCTATCCTGAGTCCGTCTCGGCGATCCTCGGAGAGATGGGAGGCGTCATCGCCGCCGCCCAGATCACGTACGCGGCCCTCAAGCCCACGGGGCTGATAGATTTGATCGAATCGGCCACGGACCGATGACTGGGGCAACACATCCCTTGGTCGCCGTCATGGCGACCCCCGAGGTTGTCGCTGCCCTGGTGGCCCTCGGGGTCGCTATCTGCGGTGTTGTCACCCTGCAGCTCAAGGCGCTTTCGGCTCGGCTGCGTCGGCGGATCGACGCCGTGCACGAGAGTGCCGAGGCCGCCCGGTCTCAGGTAGAAAATCATCACGGGACGAATCTCCGTGACGATGTTGATCAGCTCGCTCGGCAGGTCCGTGAGGGCATGCAGGCGATCAGGGAGGCGCAAATTCGCGCCGACGCCCGCGCCGAACGCGAACACAGCGAGCGCGTAGACGAGGTCAGATTGCTCCGTGAAGACCTCGGCAGGCTCCGTGAGGACCTATCCGCTCAGCGCGCGGCCCTCGATGACTGTCCCCGGCACTGAGTACACAAGGAGGCCCCCTACCGATCTGGTAGGGGGCCTTCCGTTTATGCCATCGCGCGTGACGCGATAAGGCAATTATATTCTGCGGGCCGGGCCGTTGCAAGCACCGTCGCGACCTGATTGGCAGTAGCACCGAGGCAGGTCACGCACGTCGCATGTGCGAGCTCGCGCAGGTCCCGGCGCGTGATGCCCGGGGGCACGGTCTCCAGGCGCGGCGTGCTGCGCGTCACGATCCGGGCCGGAATAACCTTGTCGCTTTTGCGCTTGTGCGAGAGGATTTCCTGCGCTACATCGACGGGGAACTCACACGCTCCCTCAAGCCAGGCGGCCAGGGGCTCGCGACCCATTTTCTCAGGGAGAATGACGATATCGCCGGTCTCCGTGTCCTCAAGCCAAGTGACAGAGGGGCGCTTGCCGGGTCGTTTCCGCGGCCGCTCTCGCATCCACCGCTCAATCGTCTCGGGGTACCAGCCCCACGTATCAACCCCACCCTCCTGCACGATAGCGTCGGGCGCGGGGAGCACGCCGCGCGATCGGTAGGCCATGACCGTGTTGTGTGCGAGTCCCGTGATGAGTGAGAATCCAGCGGTGCCGAGGTAAACGTTAGTCATTTCACATATCCTTTTCTGTGATGTAGTGGTGTGGCGGCCCCGCCCCGATGACGGGGCCGCGTTCAGCGGATCAGGCAAAATCCCTGACGGGCAGGATCATGCGCCAGATCTTTCGGCGCATCCGCGTGACATTCCACCGCTGCCAGTCAGGCGTGAAGTGCGGGCAGATCCCCCTCACAACGCGCGTAATCGCTGCTTTTTCCTGCTGACTCAGGTGCCCAGTGGTCACACTGATGATGAGCTCACCCTGTGTCGGCCACGAGAGCGCGATTGTACCATCCTCACGCATGAGCATGTAGCCGGTGCCAGAACTGTCAAGCACGATGCGCAGCCCCGCTCCGACGCTAAAGCCGGGTTCAACGCTGCCCTCGAAGGCCATGAGCTGGCGGACCTTGTCGCTAATAATATGCATTTCGACGTTCCTTTCGTGTGGCCCCCGGGGCTTGCGCCCCCGGGGATTGGGTTGGTCAGTTGTCTCCGAGGATGTCGGCCACGACGTTCCAGAAGTCATCGCCGTCGGCAGTGGGGTCGAACGCCTGCGTCACAGGGTTGTAAGCGTAGGTACGATCGGCAATTGCCTCGATCTCGACCTCGCTAACTCCAATGCCCAGGATGGTGCGAATCTCGTCGTAAACGTCGGAGATGTTGGTCAGCATGTCAGTTTCCTTTCGTTCTCGGCGGGAGCCTTTCCCCCTTGCCGATGACTCAATAATACACACCCATATACCAATCATGCAAGGGATATTGAAGAGATGCGCGCCCCATGCAGCCTCATCCTGAGCGCTCGCAGCGCTCCCAGCGGCGCGTCAGGGCCGCTGCATCCGGTCTCAGCCGCTAGGCGATCGACCTCATCACGGCCACCAGGCATCTCATACAGCTCACGCACCATAGCGTCAATCGCAGCCACGACCTCGCGACGCTCGACCTCATCGCGCTCCGGAGCGACGTGGGGCACCACATCAGGCACGTCCTCGGCAGCGATCAGCGCGTCGCCAGCGACCTCCGGGGCCTCTACCGGCTCTACGTCGTCAGACGGGCGGCGGAAACGCAGGCCGCGCAGGCCCACCACACGGCCGCCGGTCGGCGTCGCCGGGCCACCTCCAATACCGTCACTGTAAAGACTCATGCCACTGGTCCGCAGCTTGCCGTCCGTCATATCAGCGAAGAGGCGGTGCGAGACAACGCGATTCTTGAAAGTCGCCTTATTCCAAGCTTTTCCGCCATTCTCACGCTGCCAATCCGCGAATGCAGCGTACAGGTGCGTCCACGGGATCATTGCGTCTTCGTCGGCGACCAGCATATCTGTAAAGAAACCGGCTAGTGTATCGATATTGCCCAGCCAGCTATCCTTGGAGCTCCGCATATCCTCGGTCGCAGGGAGGACGTGCTGGCCAGCCGCGAAGTACGCCTTCGCGCCCTCGACCGCCCACGCGAGAATCGCGGCCTGGGCTTCACGGGTCTCCAACGCGCGCAAAAGGCCGGCGTCTGCAAGCTTGTCACCCCGGCGCGTAGGGTTCGGCACGTAGCGGTAGCGGAAGGGTAAGACGGCGAGTCGGCGCACCACTGCGTCCGTGCCCTCATCTAGGCGGGGCATGACGTTTGCGCTCACCATGAGCGAGTGTGTGGCCGTGAACTCGAATTCGTCCCTGAACTTGAATTCGCCCTTGACAGTCGGCGTCGCACTCAGCTGCTTGACGGCGTTGCCGTTGAGTACTCCGTCAGGCAATTCTTCCACGTAGCAGAGGCGCACGCCGCGCAGGCTGGCGGCGGCCCTGAGGAGGTCTTTGCCGCCGTCCGGCGTCAGTAGGGCGTGAGCGCCCATGTGGGCGTATCCGCCGAAAGCGCGGGCGATCGATGTCATCAGGACGCTCTTGCCATTGGAGCCGCCACCAAGCAGGATCGGCACCGCAGCACCGTAATCGTCGGGCTGGTAGCCGGTCAAAGAGCAGCCAATCCAACACTGGAACCACGGGCACTCAGGCTTACCAACGGCTTCCAAGGCCCTGTCCCATGCTTCGTGTGTCGCTCCGGGCACGTAGGGGGCCGCCGTGCACTGTGTCATCCGGTAGCTGGCGGCGTGGGGTCGCAGCTCTCCGGTGCGCAGGTCGACGACGCCGGTCGGCGTGCACAGTAGATCGGGGTCGGCGTCGAATCCGGAGGCCGGGACACTCACCATGATGGGCAGATGAGCGAGGATAGAGCGTGCCGCGCTCACGTGCCGCAGTTTCGCGACGCGCCTGGTCAGGTCGGCGTCGCCGGTCAGTACCGCGCCGCGATACCACGCGAGGATCACGTCAGCGACACAATTCAGGGCCGCGCTCTCATGTACGACCTCCCACACGCCACGGTCCGGCGTGTAGGTGAGCCATCCCAGGCCTTCGACGTACGCGAGGCGATCGCGCAGGGCGGCTGCGGCACGCTTAGCCTGCGTATACGTGTCGTCGGTGTGCCCGGCCAGCCACCCCGCGTCAGCGGCCGATCCGTCGTCGCCACCGCCCATGGTCTTTGCTAGCTCTGCACGCACGGCCTCGTCCTCGGCTGCGCGCTTGGCCATGGCCTGCATGGACGCCCGCTCTCGCGGCGGGACGCTCGTATCGTCGCCCTCACCGTACAGGTGCACGGCACACAGCTCGAAAGCGCTCAGGGCCCTGATCGACCCGTTTCCGTCGACGAAATGCGCAGGGTCGCTGTTCGCATGCTCGGAAATGCACAGATCCTCACGGTCCTCTACCAGTCGCAGGCCACCCTCCGTATGGGAGCCGTACAGCGTCCATCGCCCGTCTCGGCATGGCTCGTAGGGGAGATCGTAGGTCTCAATCGCGTCCTCAATCGAGTACACGCGGTTGAATGCGCCCTGGATGCCGGGGTCGTTTTCGGGCTTGCGTTTGCGGTCTCGCTTGGCGACGTTGCCCCTGGTTTTACGGGCCTTGTGGGCGGGGGCATGCTCTTTCAGCCATTCGAGGCCGTCCATGAGCGGCCCATCAGTCCGCACAGCCCAGTACTCGCCGCCCACAGGCTTGGCGGGCATATACATGGCGCGCTCGGCCTGTGCGCAGGACTCATCCCACGTGACCATGCTGAGGTGGGCCATGAGCGCCCGACACAGGCTCACGTAGTCTCCGGGCACCACCGGGGAGGCAAGGGGGATAACGACACGCACACGCGGCGCGTCGGGCGTCGACGAGTAGGTGGAGTGCACGACAGAGAGCATTCCGAGGCCTCGGACACCGTCGCACAGGGCCTCAATACCGGCCTGATCGGCGTCGTCGCAGTCGAGGACGACAACGCAGCGGTCGACAACGTTGCCTTTGCCGCGGGGCCGGTCGTAGTCAAGCAAGCGGCCTGCGATGTAGTTCGGGCCATCCTTCGCCGGCTGTTCTCGGACGTTGGCCGGGGTGAACGCAGCCAGGAAGGCATTAAGGGGGAGGTCGCGCATCTGCATCTTCGCGACGCGGATTGAGGAAGACCAAGAGATGATCATGATAGAAGCTCCTATCTGGAAAACAACGGTAGGCATATAATACAGAAGACCCCCAGCTCTTGCAAGCCGGGGGTCTCTGTACCATTGCCAACCACGAAAGGAACTCTGTGATCGACACCAGTATAGGCACACGACTTACAGCCTGTCAAGAGGAAGGATGACGCCCTGATTCAGGGTACCACCGGGCACACTAGCCGAGGTGAGGGCAGCGCCCAATGCGGCCATATATGGCGGCGCTTCACCACACCCCCATGCCCACCGGCTTTACACTCCTCGCCTCCAAGCGGTACCAGGCCGGTACCACTTTTGGTACCACCCCGGCTCAGAGACCTCCAGAGAGGGGTCAGAACTGAGAGAACTGATAGGATTTTCCGATCAGTTCCTACAAGCTAAAGCGGGGGGAGAGGTCAAAAAGTGGTACCTGGTACCAAGTGGTACCAAAAGTGGTACCAGGTTTTCCGTTGCAATACCAACGAAAAGTCTACCCTGGTACCACTGGTACCATTTCTACATTAATTAGCTCTAAAAAACTAGAAAACTGAGAACTGATAGTGTGCATCCAGTTCTCAGTCCTCCTTAGGGGAACCTTTTTCGGAGGTGGTACCAGTACCACCTGATCCGGTACCAGACCAGCTTGACACCCTAGGCTGGTACACTAGAGGCATGGGATGGAATGGAGCCAAAGTCAGACGCCTGCTATGGCAGGCAGCAGCCACATGGGGTACACGCTGTGCTATCTGTGGCCAGCCTGTAGACATGAGCCTCCGATACCCAGACCCACTCAGCCCTACTGTGGAACACGTCATACCCCGCTCCAGGGGCGGCACGGACCAGATCAGCAATCTCCGTGTCGCACACCACACATGCAACGTCAGGAAGGGAAACAGGCCGAAAACCGGGGATTTGCGCCCCGTGAGAATTTTGGGACTTTTTTAAGGTCTCTCAGACGCCGAAACCCCGCCCCCACCTGCCTTCTCCCCCCGGGATCAGGCAAAACGGGGGAGAAAAGAGAGGAACCGTGATAAAAAATCGCGAATTATTCGAGATCGGACCGGGTGGACCCGGTCCGGTCGAACTCAGCACGAAAAAGACGCTTGAAGAGCTAGAGGAGGCCGGTGTTTTGACGGGGAAATACCTCGCGATGGCCGCCGTCCTCGAATCCGCTGCCGTCGCACTCGATAGGGGCCTCACCGCGCCCAAAGTCTCGGTGGCTACGACCACCATCATGAAAACGCTCGTCGAAACCCTCGACGAGCTACCGGAACCGCTGACTGGCCAGGATCCCTACTACGACGCGCTGGACGCTACGCTTCACTCGCTCACTGAGGAGGCCCTGAATGCCCGCCGTAGCTAAATACGCGACCCGCCGGGACCCGCGCCGCCCGACGTTCGGTAATCGCGTCGCTCACGTGGCAGCCGAGGTGATGGGGACGCCGCTCATGCCGTGGCAGCGGCAGGTCGCCGATGTTGCGATGGAGCTGAGCCTGGAGACGCCGGGGGAGTGGCAGTACACGATGGTGATCGTGTCTGTGCCTCGTCAGTCGGGTAAAACTGCGCTCATGCGCGCCGTTGCTGCTGACCGCATTCTGGCCTACCGCGACCATATTGTGCAGATGACGGCGCAGACTGGTAAGGATGCCAGGAAGCGCTGGGATCAGATCTGTAAGGCCTTGGACACTGACGCTCACCCGACCCAGTTCGAGCGTTACGCGTCCAAGGGAAGCGAGCGCTTGACCTACCGGCGCACTGGATCCCAGCTCATGCCGTTCGCGCCCACGCCCAAGAGTATTCACGGCGATTCGTTGAATCTCGTCATGATCGATGAGGCCTGGGCATTCGACGAGGAGAGTGGCGACGCCCTTATCGCCGCCGTCAATCCGACATTCGCAACTGTGCTTGACAGCCAGCTCTGGATTGTCTCAACCAAGGGCACCGCCAAATCCGCCTACCTGAACCGCCTCATCGCTCAGGGCCGGGCCGCCGTCAGTGATCCGCACAGCCGTACCGCGTATTTCGAGTGGTCCGCGGATCTGGAGCTTGCAGCCCAGGATCCCTACGGCCGGGAGACTCTGGCTTTCCATCCGGCCATCGGGCATACCCAGTCCTACGACAAAATCCTGACGCTCGGCAGGGATGAGCCGATCGCGACATGGAAGCGCAGCTACCTCAACCTCGAAGACCTGTCCGGGGCTGAGTCGGCGATCGACCTCGCCGTCTGGGACTCTCTCGCAGCCCCGGATACTGTGGCGTGGCCAGCGCCGTCCCGGGTGATCCTCGGGATCGACGCCGCCATAGACGGATCTGCCGCCACGATCTGCGGGGCCTACAGGGACGGCGACGATGTCGTCATGGGCGTGGTGGAGACCCGGCCCGGCACGGCGTGGCTCTCGGGCGCGGTCATGCGCGCCTATGAGGCCGGATACACCTCTATCTATGCCGACGCCGTCGGACCTACCGGCACCATCGTCGACGACCTGGACGACGCCGGTATACCCGTCGTACGTCTGTCTACTCGTGAGTACGCATCTGCGTGCCAGTGGCTCCAGGACCGCGCCCGCGCTGGCACGATCCGCCACGACGGCGACGAGCAGGTCCGCTCAGCCCTAGAGTCGGCGACCGTGACCCCCATGGCGGGCGCGCTAGTTTTCAACGCCCGCCGCTCCCCCGCGGCAATCGACAGTCTGCGTGCACTTACCATCGCTGGGTACCAGGCGGGACGCCGCTCGGGCCGCCTCCAGCTGTTCTAGGCATGTGGTACAATAGTGGCATGTTTTTGGGCCTCTTCGGATGGATGAAGCGGGGGCGGGCCGATAATGGCCTGTCCCCCGCCGTTCTGCCCCCGGCCCGTGACGCTGCTGTCGCAGCGCAGGAAATCGTCGGACTCGATGGTGTGTACAGGGCGCTGTCCTACATCCAGACGCTCGCAGGCCAGCTCAGCATCGACGTTTGGCGTGACTCTGAGCAGATCAGCTCTCCCCTCGTAGACCGCCCTGACCCGTGGGCGTCCCAGCGCGCCTGGATTGTCGAAACCGTCGCAGCCCTCGCCTTGCACGGTAACGCCTTCTGGCAGGTCCGCAGGGATGAGCGTGGTGGTATCGTGAGCCTCGAAACGCTCGATCCGACCCGGGTCGGCGTCACCATCGACGCGTGGCGTCGCGTCCATTACACCGTCGACGGTGTAGAGATCGACCGCCGCGACATCGCGCACCTGCGGTATCTCGTGCAGCCCGGTGATCCGGTCGGCCTCGGGCCTATCCAGGCCGCCCGCCGTGGCCTGGAGGGCATGGTGCGCCTCGGCCAGTACGCTGATTCGCTTTTCACGCGCGGCGGCGTCCCGTCTGGCATCCTATCGACAGATGAGCCGATCACCGCTGAAATGGCTGAGGAAGCCTCTCGCGAGTGGGACCGCAAGCAGCGCTCCGGTAAGACTGCCGTCCTCGGGCGCGGCCTCACGTACCAGCCCGTCGGCGTCAAGCCAGCTGACCTCCAGTGGCTCGACTCCCAGAAGTGGTCCGTTGTCCGCATCGCGCGCCTTTTCGGCATCCCGCCCGCCAAACTCGCGGTGGCTATCGAAGGTGGAAGCCTCACGTACAACAGCGCAGAAGGCGCGAACCTTGCGGTCGTTCGTGACATGCTGATGGGCTACCTATCTCCAATTGAGGACGCCCTCACGTGGCTGCTGCCGCGTGGGCAGCGTGCACGTTTCAATTTGGATGCCCTGCTGCGACCCGACACGGCGTCTCGCTACCAGGCCCACGCAACCGCCCTGCAGGCCGGATTCCTGACGGTTGACGAGGTGCGGGCAATTGAGGGCCTGCCCCCACTGACAAAGGAAGAGACTCATGACGATACAGACACGTGACGCCGCGCTTGAGGTGCGATCTGTCGACGAGGAGACCCGCTCTTTTACAGCGATTGGTGTCCCCTATGGCCAGATCTATGACCTAGGCTACTATCGTGAGCGATTCGAGCGCGGCGCGGTGGACGCCACCGACGCCGTGCTGGTCTACCAGCATGCCGACCCCATCGGCGTGATCACAGGCACTCGCGAGACCGACGAGGGCCTGGAGATCGACGCCCGCATCTCCAAGACCGAGCGCGGCGACGAGGTGTACACCCTCGTCAAAGACGGCGTCCTCAAGTCAATGTCAATCGGATTCGAGCTGCAAGAATCGCGCGAAGACACCGTTGATGGCATCCCGGTCACTACGGTGACAAAGGCGCGTGCCGTTGAATTCAGCGTAGTGCTGAATCCCGCATACTCTGATGCGAAGATTAACGAAGTGCGAAGCACTGATAACAACAAGGAGAACCGTATGTCCGAGATTGCTGACCTCCAGGCACAGATCACCGACCTGGAGCGCCGCCTGTCAACCGCCCCCGTGGCCGCGCCCACCCCCGCAAAGCCTGACAGCCGTAGTGTGGGTGAGTACCTGCAGGCCCTCGCCTCGGGTGACACGGCGGCCCGCGACTCACTCGCCCCCTACTGCACACGCGCCTACCAGGGCGGTACCACCGCCGACGATGCCCTGACTGTCCAGCCGGCGTTCCTCAAGGATCTGACGGAGGTCATTGAGCAGGCCGACCCCATCTCTCCCCTGTTCTCGCGTGGCTCCCTGCCTGCCCAGGGCATGACCCTTGAATTCCTGGAGGTCGCCGACAACACAGTGACTGTCAAGCGACAGGAACACGAAGGCGACGCCCTCCCCGTCGGTAAGGTCACCACTAAGGTCCGCACCGCCCCGATCAACACCTGGGGTGGCGCGAATACCATGAGTTTCCAGGAAATTCAGCGATCCCGTAGCAACATGGTGTCTGTGACCGTGCGAGCTATGGCCGTCGCTGCTGGCAGGTCCGCCGCCGCCGATTTCCACGTCAATTTTGAGTCAGCTGTCAAGTCGCAGGCCTCGAACGCAATCGGCATCGGCAAGGCCGTCACGTCCGTCAAGTATGCCGATCTGATCGGCATGCTCCTCGACGCCAACGCCGCATATCAGGACCTCGGGTACCGCTGCGATGGCCTGATCGTTGACCGTGCGACGTGGGCGGCCCTTATGTCCCTGGAGACCAGTCAGGGCGTGCCCCTCATGGCCCTGTCCGGCCACGGTCAGGGCATCGTCGGCACCATCGCGACCGACGCCCTCGCGGGTACCCTCGGCAACCTCAAGGTCATCCCCGACCTCAAGGCCACCAATGCGCGCGGTGACAAGATCGCGGGCGCTTTCTTCAATAGCGAGGCGCTCCGTGTGTACACGAGCGGTATCGCGCACTTGCAGGACGATAACGTTCTGACTCTCACGCGAGACATGAGCGTGTACTACTACACGGCCGTGGCCAACGAGCGTCCGTCGCTGATCGTCCCGCTCAAGATCGGCGCGTGACGTGCAGCCTGCAACGACCGCGCAGATCGACGCTTTCCGCGCCTACCTGCGCTGCACTGGGACCGACCAGGAGCTGACGCCCGTCTACGACGCGGCCCGGCTCTTGGTCGCCCAGTACGTCGCCGACCGGGATGTCCCCGACGAAATCCTGCTACTCGCCGTCCATAAAGTCGGCTCGGAGCTATGGGCGTCCCGCGACGCCGTCGGCGGCATCGTGACCGGGTACACGGACATGGGGTCGGGTCTTCGTCTCGCGCGTGACCCCATGGTCGCCGCGCGGCCCATCCTCGCACCGTATCTCCCGCTCGGAATCGGGTGAATCATGTTTGACCTGACAAAGCTGAGGACCCAGCTCGCCACCTCGATTGAGGAGGCGACCGGCCTTCACGTCGTCGCTCACGACGTGGACCGCCCCAATCCGCCTGAAATTGCAATCCTCGCGGGGTCTCCGTGGGTACAGCCCTCCGAGATGCCCACGTACGGCCAGCTCTGGGATGTGCACCTGCAGCTCATCATCACGGCCCCCCGTGGCAAGCAGTCTGAGGTGACCGAGGCCATGGAAATGAGCGTTTCGCTCATCCTCAGCGCCCTCGCCTACGGGGGCCTGTGGACCGTAGACAGTGTCTCCCAGCCGTACGTGCTGGCTGGCGAGACCTACCAGCTCCCTGCCGTCACAATCAGTGTGCACGGCCCGATCCGAAACTAAAGGAGAACTGAAATGTCTGACGAGAGGGAATCGCCCCGCATTAAGGGGCAGAAGCTTGGGTTCCAAATCCAGGGTAAGGCCGTCTGGCCTGATATGAGCGGGGCTGAACTCTCCCCGTCGTCCGACGATTCGTACGCAACGTTCGGGAGTATTCTTGCCGGTGGGACCCCGATGCAGCTCAAGGTCAGCGGCATTGTGTCAACCGCCGCGACAAGCCTCTGGAGGCTGCTGTTCGATAACACTGGCAAGGACTTGCCGTTCATTTTTGCCCCGAATGGCAACGAAACGCCCAGCGCCGACCAGCCTCACTACGTGGGGAAGGTGACGATCAAGCAGCCGCCCGCGCTGCCTGTCAAGATCAACGAAGTGTCTTCGTTTGATCTTGAGATGCCCGTCGTCGAATGGTCTCAGAAGACCAGCGCGGCTGGCTGATGGGCGAAATTGTAGGGGTCCGCGTCCGTGGCCTCAGGCAGGCCATTCGCGCCCTCGAAAAAGCGGGCGCGGACTCCGAACAAATGCGAGACCTGATGCACGAGATCGGCGAAATCGTCGCTGTCCGTGCACGTCAGCTCGCACCCGTGGGCAAAACCCGACGCCTGAAAGCCTCAATCCGCGCGGGGCGCGGCAAGACAAAAGCCGTCGTTCGCGCGGGATACGAGCGCAAAAGCATGCCCTATGCGGGCGTCGTCCATTACGGGTGGCCCGCCCGCAATATCCTACCCGACGAGTTTTTGGCGGACGCCATGGATCAGACTCGCGGTGAGGTCCTAGCTCGCCTAGACGCAGGCATCGGTGAGCTACTAGAACGCAACAATCTAAAGTGATAGGAACTGAAGTGAACTTCGATTCTCTGAGTATTGGCGAGGTTATCGAGCTGGAAGATATGGCCGGTATCCCGCTCGCGCAGATCAGTGATGACAAGCCCGTGGGCCGCGTCCTCCGCGCCCTCGTGTACATCATGATGAAGCGCGCTGGCCGCGAAATGAGCGTCGCTGAAATCGACGCCCTCCCCGTCTCCGAGACGGAATCCATCCTGGCACCTCTCAAGGAGGACACCCCCCCTATGTGAGGGAGCGCGCACGCGACATGGCGGCCCTCGTGGTCGCCGGGGTGTGCGCCCCTCCAAGATATGAAACGCTCACCCTCCTAGAGAGGGAGGCCCTAATTAACGCCGTCAAGGCCAGTCGCAGATAAGAGGTGTAGACGTGGGACGACAGTCCGTGATCGTATCAGTTCTTGCCGATACGAAGCGTTTCCGCAGTGGTCTGGGTAACGCCGCGTCGGCCCTCGGCGACCTCGGAGCCAAGTTGGGCACTACCGCCGCCGTCGGCGTCGGGGCACTCGCAGGCCTCGGCGCTGGCGTCGTCGGCCTCGCAGCCAAAAAGGGCATCTCCAGGGCACTCGGTATCGAGGACGCCACTGCAAAGCTCAGGGCCTTGGGTATGCAGGGCGAACAAATCACCCAGACGATGAACGACGCCCTCGCATCTGTCAAGGGCACGGCCTTTGGCCTCGACGCCGCCGCTACTGTCGCGGGCACGGCGGTTGCAGCCCAGATCAAGCCCGGCAAAGACCTGCAGCGCTACCTGGGTTTAGTGGCTGACACCGCCCAGGTCGCCGGGACGAGTATGGAAGAGATGGGTTCCATCTTCGGTAAAGTCGCCAATAATCAGAAGGTGACTACTGAGGAAATGAACCAATTGGCAGATAGGGGTATCCCTATCTGGAAGTACCTCAGTGAGTCCATGGGTGTCAGCAATGACCAACTCCGAAAGATGGTCTCTGACGGCAAGGTCAGTCTTGAGGACTTCCAGTCTGCCATTGAGAAGAATATCTCCGGTGCGGGTCGTATCATGGCTGATACGACAAGTGGTGCGCTGAAAAACCTCAACGCCTCGCTTGGGCGTCTTGGCGCGCTTTTCGCCGCCCCCGCCCTCACTCACGCCAAGACGCTTTTCCAGGAAGCGACAACCGGCGTGGACGGCCTCGCTACAGCTCTCAAGCCCGCCGCTGAAAAGCTTGAAGCGACGTTCGGCCCCAAGATCGAGACCATGCTACAGGGGTCTGGCCAGCGTTTCGCCGACTTCGCGACGGGCCTTCCTGCCAAGCTCGCGCCGGTGACAAGCGCGGTCGGCGGCGCTTTCGAGAACGCGAAGCCGTACGTGAGCCGCGCCGTGGACGGGATCGGGACAGCGTTCGCGGGCCTCAAGGGTAAAGTGTCAAGCACTTTCGAGTCCATGGGTGGCGGCCGTGGCATCTTGACATTCCTCGTGGGAATCAAGGATCAGGCCGTCGCAGCGATCAGCCCCATCGTGTCAGCCGTCGCGCCCGTCGTCAGTCAGCTCGCCTCGGCGTTCGCGCCGCTGCTACCGCAGATAGCCTCACTGATCCCGACAGTTATGCAACTGTCAAGCGTTTTCTCCCCCGTCTCGCTGATCTTCCACGCGCTGATGCCCGTGCTGCCTCAGATTGCGACGCTGGTCGGCCAGATGGGCGTCGCCCTCGCCGACATCCTCGGGCAGGTCCTACCGCAGATCGGCCCGGCGCTGGAGGGTCTCGCGGGCCT